CGGCGGCGACGGCGTGTCTTTGATTAACACAGCCCACCCCATCGTGAACGGCACTTTCAGCAACCAGTTGGCTACCGCTGCCAACCTGAGCCAGACTTCTCTGGAGCAGATGCTGATCCAAATCCGCCAAGCTGTGGACAACAACGGCAAGAAGATCCGTCTGGTTCCCCGCCAATTGGTGGTGGCCCCCGGCAACGTCTTCCAAGCTGAAGTTCTGTTGAAGAGCGTCTTGCGTTCTGGCACAGCCAACAACGACCTGAACCCTGTCAAGTCCATCGGCTTGCTGGACGAAGGCGCTGCTGTGATCAGCCGTTTGACAAGCGCTACCGCGTTCTTCGTGCAGACCGACGCACCTGAGGGCATGAAGCTCTTGATGCGTCGCAAGCTTGAGAAGACCATGGAAGGCGACTTCGAGACCGACTCTATGCGCTACAAGGCCACTGAGCGTTACATCCCCGGATTCACCGATCCGCGTGCAATGTACGGCACACCCGGCGTGTAAAGTACCAAGGGCTGGTCTAAAAAGCCAGCCCTTTTTTTTAACTGATCAAGCTTTTCAAGGAGAAGATCAAAATGCCTCAATTTTCTGATGACCTGTTTTTAGGACCAGCCCAAACCTACATGGGTGTGGGTCTGCGCAACAACTCCACTACCGCAATTGGTGGTACTGGTGGTTCTTCTTCCGCAACCCTAACAATCACTTCTGTGGGCTTTGGTGCTCCAATCGCGGTTGGTATGTTTGTTGACGGAACTGGCGTAACTGACGGCACTTATATCACTGCATTTGGCACTGGTACTGGTGGCGCTGGCACTTACACCCTTAACCAAGCAATCAATATCGCAAACACCGTTGCGTTGACATTGCATAACTTAGATGTTTTTGAAAATCCATCTCCAATGAGCATTGGTGTTGGCCCACTGGGTCGCATTTATGTGTGGGATGTGGTTCCTCAAGCCGCCGTGGCAAACAACATTGCCGCATCGCAAACACCTGCCGCTGCTGGTGCGTTGACCTTAACGGCTGGAACCAATGTTAAGTCGGTCACTACAGCCTCCGGTGTTTCTGCTTTGGCAGTTGATGTGCCTCGCGGTGTTCGCGTGACGACTGCAACTGCCGCAGTTGCCACCTTGTCTACCGTTGTGATTGCTGGCACTGGTGGTCAGATCACTTTTGCCTCTCAAGCAGGCTTGGTGACTGGTCAGCGTTTGACCATCTCCGGCACTCTGGGTGGCACAGGTACTATCACTGGCTACACAGACCCAACGACCTACGTTTTGACCGCTGTAACCGCTACTTCTGCAACCCTGACTACAACAGCAGGGGCGGCAGTTGTGACGACCGCAGGCACACCAACAGGCTTGACTTACACCTTGGGTGTCGCACCAGTAACTGTGACCGTTTCTGGCTTTGACATTTACGGTCAAGCGATGAGCGAAGCAATCACCTCCAGCGCCGCTGTAAGCACTGCCGTCAGTGGTTTGAAAGCCTTCTACCTCATCACCTCTGTGAGCGTGAGTGGCGCTACTGGCACTGCTCTGACTGTTGGCACAACCAACGTGCTGGGTATCCCAGTTCGCGTAGCAAACATTGCTTATGTGGCAAGCGTCAAGAGCAACAACACATTGGCGCAAGACGCTGGCACTTTTGTGGCCGCTGACACCGCAACCGCAACCACCACAACTGGTGATGTGCGCGGTACATACGTCCCCGCCACTGCGTCGAACGGCATCGTTCGCACAGTAATGGGCATTTTGTTGCCAGCAATCGCCGTCGGCCCTAACGCAACTCGCGTTGGTGCTCTTGGCGTAACGCAAGCTTAAAGGAGCGCGTCATGGGTCAATTTAAACCAATGGTCAAGATGGAGACCACTGAGCCTTCAGTTGAACTGAAGCTCAAAAAAGGCGGCAAGGTGGTCAAAAAGGCTGACGGTGGCATGATGGGTTCGCCCATGAGCGCTGCTGGCGCTATGCCCCCTGCAATGCCTGCCCGTGGCGGTATGCCAATGGGTCGCGCACCGATGAAGCCTTCGCTGGCCATGCGTCGCCGCGCCATGAAGGGCATGCCTGCTGGTGCTGGACCTGCTGGTCCTGTTGGCGGCGCGGCTTCAATGCAGCCCGCAATGCCCGCTCCCTCTCCCATGCCCGCCATGAAAAAAGGCGGCAAAGCAGAGATGGAATCTAAAGCAGCGCACAAAGGCGAGATGTCAAAGATGAAGGGTCTTGAAAAAGAGCTGAAGTCTCACGAGTCGAAGCCTGCCAGCAAGGGCCATAAAGGCCTGAAAACTGGTGGTGTGGTCAATGGTCAAGGCGGCTTTAAAACAGGCGGCGTTGTCAAAGGCCAAGGCGGCTACGCTACTGGTGGCGTCGCAAAATCCAATGCTGGCGGCTACAAAAAAGGCGGCAAAATTAAAGGCATGATGGACGGCGGCATGGCTGGTGACGGCATGATGGACGGCGGCATGATGGACGGCGCTTACAAGAAGGGCGGTTCAGCAAAAAAAGCCTACGCGGCGGGGGGAACTGTTAATTCAGGTCGCCCCGTCGCGATGCCGCAAGGCCGTAAAAAGCCTTCGGCTCCGGTAAGCATCAACGAACTGTCTGGCACTTTCAAAAAAGGTGGCGAAGTGAAGAAAGCCGAGGGCGGCCTGACCGACGCATCTAAAGGCGCTTATGACAAATCCATCGGCCCAAGCGATGACGATATGGCTATGGCCAAGTCAATCCGTGGCTTCCCCGGTAAGGTGATGGGTAAAGTGAAGAGCGCGGCCAAAGACCTGTTCTCTTCGGCTCCCAAAGCTGACAGCGTGACGAAGACCAAAGAATCAGTCACTGTGACACCTGCCAAAAAGCGTGGTGGATCGGTGACGTGCTAAAACAAGGTAGGGGCTTCGGCCCCTGCTTTTAATTGGAGATTTAGATGTCAACATTGACGAATGTATTTGCGGAACATAATGACGCAACTGGCACAATTTACGCTGGCGCAACAAACCTTGCTGGCTATCAGCTTGCCTCTGGTGGGGTTGCTGGTGAAATCGTATTCCGCGACGGCGGTTCTGGCGGCACAGAACGATTGCGCGTGAATATTACGACCAACACTGCTGTTATTGCCACGCTTATCCCCGGCAACGGCATCCGTTTCAACACAGACATTCACGTCACATTGCCCGCTGGTGCGGGAGTGACTATTTTCTGCGGCTGATCATGCCAAGCAAATCATCTTCCCAGCATAACTTGATGCAGGCGGTCGCACATAACCCTGCGTTCGCCAAAAAAGTGGGCATCTCTCAAAAGGTTGGCAAAGAGTTTGCCAAGGCAGATGAGGGTAAAAAATTCAAAGGAGGTGGCTTGTATGAAAATATCAATGCAAAACGTCAGAGAATCGCTGAAGGCTCTGGCGAGCGCATGCGCAAGCCGGGTAGCGCAGGCGCTCCAACGGCTAAAGACTTTAAGCAGTCGGCTAAGACAGCCAAAATAAAATGACCAAAAAACAAGTCAACCTTGCAGTTGGTCGTGGCGAGAAGCTTCCTGCCGACAAGGGCGCTGGCCTGACAGCCAAAGGCCGCGCCAAGTACAACCGTGAGACCGGGTCTAATTTAAAGGCTCCACAGCCCCAAGGAGGCCCGCGCAAGGACTCTTTCTGCGCGAGAATGGGGCCTGTGGCAGAGAAAAGCGAAAAGGGCAGCCGCTCTCGCGCATCTATGCAGCGTTGGAACTGTCCCGGCTGGTAAGGAAACAACATGGCATATTCAGGCTCTGTAGGCACTACCGTTATAACGGTCCAAACGCTGATTGATCACGGCGCACGTCGCTGCGGGAAGTTGGCTGAAGAGCTGACCTCCGAGCAGGTCCTGAGCGCCCGCGAGTCGCTGTTTTTTCTGCTGTCCAACCTGATCAACATTGGCATCCAGTATTGGGCCATTGACAAAAAGGTTTACGGCTTTACTCCTGACCGGGCAACGTACTTGCTGCCCCTTGGCGGCAACGACGTGCTCAATGCCCTGTACCGCTGGATGAACCGCCCTGACGGGTCATACACCACCTCGGCTGGCGGCACGCTTGGCAACGTCTATGACGGCGACGTGGACACTATTTGCACGCAGACCACGCCCAACGGCAATATCTCGGTCAATTACGGAGCGTCAAACCCCATTTTTATTGGCTCGATTGGTTTTTTGCCAGCGGCCAGCGGCACTTGGTCGATCATCTATGAATACTCGCAAGATGGCGTGACTTGGTCGACTCTGGTTGACCTTGGCTCTATTGCGGTGACCAATAACGAGTGGGTTTGGACTGACATCGCAAATGGCCAGACCGTGCCCTACTACCGCATTCGCGCATATGGTGGCACGACGCTGAGTTTGCGTGAGTGGTACTTGGGCAACAACAGCACCGAGATTACGATGTCGCGCCTGAACCGTGACGACTACACCAACCTGCCAAACAAAAACTTTACGGCCAACCAGCCGTTTCAGTTTTGGTTCAATCGCACCATCCCCCAAAGCGAGATCGTGCTCTGGCCAACACCTCAGAACGCCTTCTACCAGATGACTGTTTGGTACTCGCGCCAGATCATGGACGTGGGCGACCTGTACGGCGAGCTGGAGATCCCGCAGCGCTGGTACGAGGCCGTGTTGATGATGCTGTCTCACCGGATGAGCCTAGAGCTGCCCGGCGTGGACATGGCTCGCGTTGCCTATCTTGAGGGGCAGGCCGAAAAGTACCTTGGCATAGCCGAAGAGGAAGAGCGCGACAAGTCGCCGATCTATTTTGCACCAAACATTTCCGTCTACACGAGGTGACCCATGGCCATCTTTTTGGACACCGAGGGCTATTCGGACATTGCAATTGCAGTATGCGACCGCTGCAAAATGAAGCGGCCGCACGCTGTGATGCGCAACGACCCAAATTTTCCCGGACTTCGGGTGTGCAATGAAGGCTGTGCTGACCAGCTAGACCCGTACCGCCTGCCAGCCCGGAAAACAGAGAAAATCACCATTCGTTTTCCAAGACCCGATGCGCCTCTGAATGATCTGGACACACCAGCCCCAGATTACGGCGGCTTGTACGGCCCAGATTGACAGAGAGGCGCTAGATGGCCCAAACAGGCTTTACCCCACTACAGCTATACCATTCGACCACCGCAAGCGCCGCACCCACCGCTGGCAACCTTGCGAATGGAGAACTGGCGCTCAATCTTTTTGACAAGAAGCTTTACGCCAAGAACAGCGCTGGGGTTGTGTTTTTGCTTGCCTCCGAAGCTGGCACTGCCGCCCTCGTGTCAAGCGTCAACGCATCTGGCGGAACAACTGGCCTGACTTTCTCTGGTGGCCCCATTACAACCAGCGGAACTCTTACTTTAGGTGGGACTTTGGCAGTTGCAAACGGCGGAACGGGAGCCACTGACGGGGCCGGGGCTAGGACAAACTTGGGGTTGGGTTCGATTGCCACTCAGGACTCCAACAACGTCAGTATTACTGGCGGCGCAATTTCCAATATCACGTTGACGGGAGCAACAATTAATGGCTCGCTCAACACCTTAAGCAACATTGCAAACGCGTCTTTGGTCAACAGCGCGGTGACCATTGGCTCAGGGTCAGTGTCGCTTGGCGGGATTCTGACAACGCTTGCGGGCGTGTCCATCAGCGGTTCAACGAGCACGCTGACCAACATTTCCAACGCATCACTGGTCAATAGTTCGGTGACGATTGGAACGACCAGTATTGCGTTGGGAGCTACGGGCCTGACCTTGGGTGGCCTGACCTCCGTCGAGGTCACGCAAGACCCCGTATCTGCCCTGCAACTGACAACCAAGCAGTATGTTGACGGTCTGATAGCCTCTGGCATTCATTTTCACGAGCCAGTGCGGGTGGAGGCCACAATTGCCCTGACCGCAACCTACAACAACGGCGCTTCTGGTGTTGGGGCAACGCTGACTAATGCAGGTACACAAGCCGCTTTGGTATTGGACGGCGTGACCCTTTCGGTCAATGACCGTGTTTTGATCTATCTGCAAACCAACCAGACGCAGAACGGCATCTATGTGGTGACGAACGTAGGCTCTGGGTCGACCAATTGGGTGCTGACTCGCGCCTCTGATGCGGACACCTACATCATCAACAGTGCAGCCGGACTGAGCGAAGGTTCTACGGTTTTTGTGCAGCAAGGCACGGTTGCAGCAGGCGATACCTATACCTGCAACACTTCTGGCGTCATCACGTTTGGCACAACCAACATCACGTTTGCCCAGATTTCTTCTGCACAGATTTACTCTGCTGGCACTGGCCTGACCCTCACGGGCACGGTCTTCAGCATCACTCCTGTGGGCACGGCAGGCACAAAAGGCTCGGCGTCC